ACCTCGGGATAGACTTCTTCCAGCCCTTTACCCGGGAGCACCAGAAGTTCCTCCTGAGCACGGAGCACGAAGGCGCTCTGCTCGGCGGGAACTCCTCGGCGAAGTCGTGGACCGCTGCCGCGAAGTTCACCGCGATCATGATCGGCAGGCATCCGACGATAAAGCACCGGACCCCGTGCGCCGGATGGGTCGCCTGCGAGGACTTCTCGCTGACCAAGGACGGACCCCTGAAGGCCCTGCTCACGCTCGGGAACCAGTACATCGCGGAGTTCAACCAGCACGACAAGATCATCAAGTACAAAAACGGCAGCGAGGCGCAGCTTAAAAGTTTCGAGTCGGGCTGGAAGAAGTTCCAGTCGGCGGCGATCGACGTGGTGTGGCTGGACGAGGAGCCGCCCGAGGACATCTACAAAGAGTGCCAGATGAGGACCATGCGGACCTCCGGGTACATCTTCACCTCCATGACCCCGCTCGAAGGAATGACGTATATGTACGATCAGATCTTCGGAGACGGGAACGAAAAGAAGTACATCGACGCCTATATCATCTCGTTGTTCGACAACTTCACGCTCAAAGAAGAGGACATCGAGCGGACCATCCGAAACTACTCCTCGCAGGAGAAGGACGCCAGGATCTACGGCAAGTTCACGCAGATGGCGGGGCTGGTGTATCCCGAGTTCCGAAAGGGCAAGCACACGATCCCGAGGTTCAAGCTCTCCGGCGATTACGTCGTGTTCACCGGGATCGACCCGCACACGACGACGCCGACAGCCGTGGTGTTCCTGGCAGTGGGCAAACTCGGCGACGAGTACGTCATCGGCGAGATGTTCCTGGAGGGCTCCATCGAGGAGATGAGCGCGGAGATCAAGAAGGGATGGCTCGGGCTGAGAACCGGCTGGTCCGTGATGGACTCCTCGGCGCAGACCGAGATAAAGATTTTCGGCAAGGACATCTACTCGGGCTTCTGTCTCAACGGGATCAACGCTCTGCTCGCACCCAAGGGTCCGGGCTCCATCGGCAAGGGCATCTCGGACATCCGGGAGCGGCTCAAGCCGACGAAGCTCACCGGCAAGCCCAAGCTCAGGATCTTCGACGACTGCACGATGACCATCAAGAGCATGCAGACACTCACCCGCGAGAAGTACCGGGACGAGAGCAGGCAGGGGCAAAAGGACAAAGTGGCCGAGGGCAGGCACCATCACCATGCCGCGCTTCGGTATATCTATCAGGTCGGACCGTACTACTTCGAGCCCATGACGGCGCCGGATGAGCTGCCGCCGATGGACGATGCCGTGGGGTACTGAGATGGGACTTCCCTTGAAAAACAGCGAATATCTTGAGCGCGTAAAATCCTTCCAGTCATCCTCCGAGAAGTACATGGAGAGCCACCTTCACGGGCAGTGGAAGAAGAACCGCAATATGTTCAAACTCATCCACGAGAATCAGGCCCTCATGACCGACCCGCGCTATCGGCACCGGAGCAAGCTCTATATCCCCAAGGCGCGCAACGCGGTCATGCGGAAGCTGGCGGCTTTTCTATCGACTTACTTCTCCAACCCCGACGTGGTGAGCGTAAAGCCCCGTAGGAAGCGCGATCCGGTCATGGCTCAGGCGGCTGCGCTGCTCCATTCCTGCATGAACTACCGGCTGAAGAACACGATGAACTTCTTCCTCAACACCCTGTTCGCGTGGCTCGACATCATGCAGTACGGCAGGGGCGCGGTCTGCATGGGATGGGACTACCAGGAGGAGACGACGAAGAGGAAGGAGACTCTGCCCCTGAAGGACGAGGACGGCATCACCGAGGATATCATTGAGCAGACCGTCGATACGGTCAAGGTGCTCAAGGACGAGCCGACGCTGCGGCATGTGCCGCTGTGGAACCTGTTTCTCGCGCCGACCGCAGACCCGATAGATCCGGTCAACTCATCGCCCTGCCTCGTGGAGAGGATGCCCGTCTTTGCCTACGATGCGGTCAAGCGGTTCAAGGGCGGCGAGTGGAACGCGCCCAAGGACGTTGACCTGGAGGAGAAGGGCAAGCTCGACGAGTTCCTGGAGGGCTACGCGTGGAAGCCGTCCTCCATCGAGGACGCGATCTACGGTGAGGACAAGGACGGGTTTACGAAGAACGTCCTGTGGCAGCAGATCGAGGTCTGGAAGTGCTTTGTCAACGTGGACGGGGAGGACGTGTTTTTCCTCTCGCTTCGCGGCGAGCACATGCTCACCGAGCCGGAGCGCGTCGAGGACAAATGGCCGTGCAAGGGCAGGCCGTATATCCTGGGCGGGATCATGCCCGACTCCGGGCTGGTGTACTGGCCCTCGTTCCTCGAAGTCGTGGAGGGTCTCCAGCGGGAGCTGAACGCGATCAGAAACCAGCGCAGGGACAACGTGACCCTGGCGCTCAACAAGAAGCTGCTGGTCAGGCGCAACACCGGGATCGACACGAACTCGCTGCTCTACTCGCGCCCCGGCGCCCCCATCCTGGGCGACGACATCGGGGAGATGGCCGTGCGCGAACTGAGGTACGAGGACGTGACCTCAAGCTCGTACAAGGAGCAGCAGATCAACGAGCAGGCGTTCGAGGAGGCGACCGGGATCACCCCGTACAACATGGGTACTCAGCGTCCAGGCATGAACCCGACCGCGACCGGCGTGTCGATCCTGACCGAGGAGGCGAACACGGTCAACGCCATGGAGCTCAGGATCGTCAACGAGACGTTCATGGTCCCTTTGCTTCGCATGCACGCTCAGTTCGAGCAGGCGTTCGAGAGCGAGGAGATTATGCGCTACGTCGCGGACGAGGAGGGGATCGACTTCGACTCCGTGTGGACGGACGAGGCGATAGAAGGGGAGTATCACATCGAGGTTGACGCCGGGATCGGCGCCACCTCGCGGGAGTTGAGGCTCAGGAACCTGGGCATGATGCTGGATCGCGCGATGGCGCTCAACACGCAGTACGGCGCTCCGGTCATGAACCTCATCCAGTTCGCCAGGGACGCGATGCCCCTGGCGGGTTTCGAGAACCCGGACAAGTACGTCAACGAGAACGTGCTCAATATGGTCATGAGCAAGTTCGGGCAGGTGGCGGGCATGAACCTCATGGACCCGACACAGGGACCGGCTCGGCTCATCAGTCCGGCAAACAGCGGCGGAAGCCAAGTGGAGAGCATGCAGGGATATGGCGGAGACAAGCAGATCTACAGGTGATGTGAGCCTCGACGGATACATCGGCGAGCTGCTCAACCGCGCGGACGTCGCGGACAGGCTCAAGGCATGCAGGGGCGACTGCCCCCTGCTCGGCATCATCCGCGAACTTTCGCACAATGCGATGATCGATCTCGTGCAGGTAGACCCCAAGGACACGATCAAGGTCATCCAGCGGCAGGAGGTGGCGAAGCTCTACGACACGATTGACAACGCGATAGACGGCAAGGTCCTGGAGGGCCAAGCCGCAGAGGACGAAATCACAACCATGGAGGAGGAAGGATATGTCAGCAAAGGATAAGGGACTTCAGGACCGTCAGACGGACGAGCTGAACACCCCTGTCGAAAACGGGCTGGAAGCTGATTCCGACATTATCTCAAGCAGGGACCGCGACGTGTTCCTCAAGCAGTATCAGGAGCACGAGCGAAGCGAACTCAGGGATCAGGGGTTCGACGATGACGAGATCCGGGCGATCCTCGGGGAAGACACCGAGGACGAGACCGAGAAGGCGGGCGAACCCGGAGGCGATCAGGGCAAGGAGGAAAAAGAGGAATCCGGCGAGGGCGAGGGTGGAGATGACGAAAAGCCAGGAGGCGAAGCTGAAGAGGGCGAGGGCGGCGAGAACGAGAAGGAAGGCTCCGAAGGCGAGGATCAGAGCGGCGGAGGAAAACCTGCCGAAGACGCAGCCGAGAAGGAGGAAGCCGAGCACCGAGAGCTGAAGCCCGAGGATGTCCTGCAGGTCAAGATCCCGGTCAAGATAGACGGGAAAGACGGCGAGGTCACAATCGCGGAGCTTCAGAAGTCCTATCAGGTCCAGGGGCATCTCACCCGACAGCTTCAGCAGGTCGCATCCTACAAGCAGCAACTCGACAACGTGGGCGCGCAGCTCCAGGCCAAGGCCAGGGAGCTTGACGAGCAGTTCAGGGCGTACGAGGAGCAGCTTTTCACGCCCGAGGAGGTCCAGCAGCGCAAGGCGAGGCGGGACCGGGAGCAGGCCGAGAGGGGCTTGCAGTATCAGAACCTCTTTATGCAGTGCCGCAACACGCTGTATCAGCGGCACCCCGACGCGGACAATCTGGACTACGATCCAGACTTCGTAGATTTCAGAGCGAAAAACATGCCGTTCTTGAACGAGCAGTTGCTCAACAACTATGGCCCTGGGGTATTTTTCCCTGCCATGGACATTGCGATGTCCTACTACAAGGATGTCAAGAAGTGCATGGAGGCGCTCCAGCAAGCCCAGGACGCAACCACCTCGTTCAAGAAGGAGCGTGAGGCAGAGTTGGCAAAAAGGGAGAAAGAGCAGAGGGCTGAAAAGAAGAAGGCCAAAGATGTCAAACCGTCTACCGTCGAAAAGAAGGGCGGCGACGAGGATGACGAAGCTGAAAATCCCGCAAGCAACAGGGATTACGTCAGATCGCTGGCGAAAAAGCGGCTCGCTGCACAAGGATTGTAAGACAACAAGAAAGGGGAAAATCCTATGCAGTGGTATTTTCAGGCAAACAAAGCGGGATATCTTCATCCTCAGAAGATGTCCAACAAGCTCAGGTACTACCTGACCCCGAAGCTGAGGTTCAGGCAGTTCTGCGACCTCAAGGAGGCGCTCGGCAAGAACTCCGGCGACTCCGTTGACTTCAACATCGTCACGAACGTCACGTCCGGGGCGAATGTCATGGGTATCCGGGAGAAGGACAACATGCCCGAGACCGGATTCCGGGTCAAGCAGGGTTCGGTGTGCGTGGTCGAGTTCGGCAACTCCATTCCGTTTACCGGCAAGTCCAAGGTCCTGTCGAAGTGGGATGTGGAGATCATTATCCGCAAACTGCTCGCCAGGGACGCGGCCAACACCATCGACAGCAGGATCGAGCTGGAGTTCGACAACACCCTCATGCGGTATGTCGGAACCGGCGCGGCTGCAGGGATGATGTTCCGAAACGGCTATGCAGGCATCGCAAACTCGACCGGCATGTACCCCTACCACGTCAAGGAGATCATCGACGATCTCCGCACGCGGGAGGTCCCGACCTACGACGACGAGGATTATGTGTGTCTCGCCACCACGTTCGCGCTTCGCAACCTGAAGGACGAGCTGGAGAAGGTGGGCATGTATACCGAGTCTGGCCGCAAGCCGATTCTGGCTGGCGAGGTCGGTCGGTATTATGGCTGCCGTTTCGTCGAGGTAAACCACGGCATGAGCGCCGAGAACTTCGATATCGGCAAGTCCTCGGAGGCGTACTTCTTCGGCTCCGATACGGTGATCGAGGCCATTGCGATTCCCGAGGAGGTGAGGGTCAAGGAGCCTTCGGACTACCAGAGGAAGCAGGGTCTCGCGTGGTACGGCATCTTCGGGTACAAGCTCCAGTGGGGCGACCGGAGGGTGGCGACCGACGACTGGCACGAGTCGAGGATCATCAAATGGGATTCGGCGGACGGGACGAACTCTTCGTCCGCATCGACGTATTCCCGGTCCTACAACTCGTGGGCATCCGCTTCCGAGTCTCTCGGCTGGTGCATCAGTCCCGCGTAACAAAACCATCGGGGGGAGGGGAGACCCTCTCCCCGTTTTAGAGGGACCGACATGGACTACAGCAATTTCATCACGAACATCGGGCAGTGGATCAACAGGCGGCACGGCGAGGCCGACGACATCATCGCGCAGCAGATCATCGAGAGCCAGTACGAGATCGAGAAGAAGTTCCCCCTGTGGTTTCTGATCGACGAGTACACGCAGGTCATCCCGGCAGGCGCCACGTCGACCAAGCTCCCGAACCACATCATCCGGGTCCTGGACGCAGAGATCCTCGACTCGAACTCTCTCAGCTATCCGCTCATGTTCGGCACGCCCGCTATCATCCGCGACAGATACCCTTCGTTCCAGTCGACGAACCCGATCAAGGACAGGCCCCAGGTCGCATACGCCATGGGCCACGTCATCCGGTTCGCTCCGCAGGCCGACGCGCAGTACGTCTTGAGGTTTTGGGCGCACCACCATCTCGACCCGCTCAACCTGACGACGAACACGAGCAACGTCTGGACCACGACCTATCTTGCGACCCTGCGGATGAAGGTGCTCGTGGACCTCGAAGCGTTCCTGAAGGACGACGAGAGGATTCCGGTGTGGAAGACGCGGCTGAACGAGCTTCTCGACGATCTCGAAGCGGAGACCCGCGACATGGAGAACGTCGGCATGCGCGAGGCCATGTCCGACACGGAGGACGTGTATTGAGACCGTTTTCCATAAAGCCTTTCTCCCGGGGGGTCCTCAGGGACATCCCGCCCCAGTCCATGCCCGTGGGCGGGCTGGTTGACGGGCGGGGCATCCGCGTCACGGACGCCTATGTGGAGCGCAGGAAGGGATACCGCAGGCTGAACGACTGCGAGGGCAGCGACTACATCCTGGGGGTTACGCAGTTCCGGGACCTGAGCGGTCAGGCATACATCTTTTTCGGAGACAGGAACTACCTCTACAAGCTCCCGTTCGGCATTACGAGGGAATGGGACGACGGCTACCCCTGGTGGGACGGGATCGGGTACACCTGGGACCCGTTCAATACGGGCATCTACCGGATCACGCCCAACGGCGAGATTCCGGTCTGCCCGTTTTCGAGCGTGAGTCTGTCCGAAAGCTCGTCCTCCATGTCGTCGTCGGTCGCCGGGACTCCCGAGTCCTTTACGGGCAGGGACCGCAGGATCGACCAGAACGACGCGACCAAGTGGTCGTTCGCCCCGTGGGGCAACAACCTGCTGGCGAGCAACTACGAGGAACCTATCCAGATCATCCCGGGAGCAGGATTCGACCGGCACCGGACCCTTGTTTCGCACGGGCTCAGGGCCAGGATCGTGGACGTGTTTGCGAAGCACGTCATCGCGCTCAATACGGTCGATGAGCTGGACGGGGCGGTCCCGAACCGATGGTGGTGGAGCGGCCTGGACAATGCCGAGGACTGGAGATACGACGATCCCTCGAGCGAGGGCGGCTTCCAGACGCTCCAGCCCAACTCTCAGCCCATTACCGGGGGGCGCGGCGCTGCGGGATTCTACATCATCTTCCAGGAGCACATGACGCATCTCGTCAACTATGTCGGCGGGACGCTCGTGTTCGCAAAGCAGGTGGTCAATTCCCGTATCGGCGCTCTCTCTCAGGGGCTCGTGCAGAGCGCGGGAGATGTTGTGATCTTCTTCGGCCAGAACAACATCTATCGCTTCGACGGGTACAGCTTCGACGCGATCGGAGAGGGGAATAACCGCTGGATCTTCAAGGGCCTGAACATGGCGCAGGTCTCGCAGAGCTTCTCCTTCATCGACCGCAGCACGAAGGAGGCGTGGTTCGTCATTCCGCACTACGGCGACAGGCCGAACCTCGCCTGCATCTACGACATAACGAACAATCTGTGGACGTTCGAGGATATCGACGCCTCTGCTGGCTGCACACAGGACGGGCTCGACTATCCGACCATTGCCCGGACGCAGTTCGGCAT